ATACCTCACAGGGCTTAGAATTAGTGGACCAGGCAACTTCTCTATCCGCAGGAGCTAACCATGGACGAGTACAGCATAGGTTTTGAGTACATTAGCGATACCGCCGCCCACGCCGGTAGGTTTTACAAGCTGTATGCAGTTGCTGATGCCGTAATCAGCACAGCTACCGTGCAGAATGCAACTGGCAATGCGTTTACCTCTGTACCGCTTGGCGCAGGTGACGAAATTGAAGGTGTATTCACCAGCGTGACCCTGGCTAGCGGCAAAGTCATCGCTTACAAGATCTAGCCATGAGTGATCCTAACTTTTTCGGCATTGATTACTCGATAGGGGCAACCTTTGTCAGTGATACCACCACCCGCGTGGGCCGTTGGGGTGCCATTCATTTCACAAGCAACACCCAAGTCGATACCATCATCGCGCAGAACTACGACGGAAACACGATATCCGGCCAGTCGTTCAGCGCTGCAACCACGCTGTATGGCGTGTTTACCAGTATCAAGCTGCAGAATGGCCACTGCGTCGCTTACAAGCTCTAATGGCATTAGCTAGCCCGCTACGCAAGGTTGCCAGCAAGCTGATGGCAAAGTTTGGCGGTGCTGCCACCATCCGCCGTGTAACGACTGGCTCGTATAACGCCACCACTGGCACCGTCACTGAAACCACGACCGACGCCGTAGTGCGTGGCGTGCTGGAAGATGTCAACCTGCGCGAGGTTAATGACCTAATCCAAGCTGGCGACAAGCGCCTGTTGATTGCTGCTGCTGATATTGCCAACGCACCTACTACAGCCGATGAAGTGCTAATTAGCAGCGTAACGCATCAGGTGATCGAGGTTCGTACCATTGAGCAGGACAATACTGCCATCACCTACGAGCTGATCCTGAGGGCATAATGGCGCGCACCATCCGAGTTGCTGATATCGGCGACTATGCCAGCCAGCAGATGGAGAAGCTGCTGCGGGTTGCCGTGCTAGAGACTGATAGCCGTCTGAAGCAGGCAAGCCCTGTCGATACGGGCAGGTTTCGTGTTAGCTGGCAGGTAGGTGAGAATGCAGCGCCAGGCGGTGAGAAGCCTGCAGGCACCTACAGCGGCACTCCGCAAATTGATCGCATCGGATACAGAGAAGAAAAGCTAGGCAACGTCTACAGCGTGCACAACAACCTGCCGTACGCCGAGCCTCTTGCTAATGGCAGCAGCAAGCAAGCGCCAGCGGGTTGGGTGCAAGGCATCGCTAAGGACATTCAGGGCTTTGTACGTACAAATGCCGACCGCATCGGGAGGGAATCATGAGTAGCACCTACAACGACGTTCGCGCTGCCATTGAAGGGCGCATTGCAACGCAAATGGCGCTGTCGCCTGCGTATCCGGTCAGCTATCAGAACGTGCCGTTTACGCCACCCAACAACACGCCATGGGTGCAGGTGTTCATTCGCTTTGGCGATAACAGTTACGCCACCCTGCTGCCCACTGGTGGCGTTGGCTTCAACCGCCAGACTGGCACGCTGGTGGTCAATGTCTTTACGCCACAGGGTCAAGGCACTGCTGCTAATTTCACCATTGCAGAGCGGCTAAAGGATTTGTTTGATCGCGCTAAGTTTTCAAGCATTATCTTTGACGCAGCTTCAGGGCCAGCGCAAGTAACGCCAGCAGCGCCTGAGCCTTACTTTCAAACTCAGCTAACTGCTACGTTTGAAGCCTATTTAGACTGAATCTAGCCACTACCGTTCACAACATGGCTGTTACTGTTTTGTCCGGTACGTCCGGCGCTCTCTACTACAAACCCGCTGGCACCAACGGCAACTTCCCCGAATCCGGCGTCAATGCCAGCACTGATGTCATCACCGTTCAGCCGTACCTGAACTTCAAGGCTGGTGATCCGGTCAAGTTCCGAGTTATCAATAGCCAAACCGGCGGATCCGGCTCCGGTACGCTGCCGGCTCCCATTGATGCAGCTACCACCTACTACGTGTTGAGCTACACCGCAGCCACTGGCGCGCTGACGGTTTCGACGGCTGCTGGCGGTACCATCCTCGCCATCACCGACGACGGCACGGCTGTTGCACCTAACGAGTTCGAGGTGTACTACGCCGACTATGCCGCCGTTGGCCAAGTGCAGTCATGGTCGTTTGAGATCAGCCGCGCTGAGATCGACGTCACCACCATCGGCCAAACGGCTGGCCAGTATGCGCCATTCCGCGCTTACATTCCTGGCTTCGCCGACGGCAATGGCACCGCAACGATCTACGTCACCAACGAGGACGCTGCGCTGTCCAATCGCATGGTAGAAGACGTGCTGCAGCGCCAGCAGGTTGGATGCGGCTTCAAGCTGTACACCGACAAGCAAGGCACTGAGGCGCTTAGCCGCAGCATTGCCATGGATGCCGTGCTGCTGACCGCCAGCCTGAATATCAACCCTGATGACGCTCAGCAGGTTGAGATCACCTTCCGCCCGGCCGGTGCACCTACTTTTGACTTCAGCACTTCTGTTTGATAGTTGAACGGCCCCGGCTTATGCTGGGGCCACCCACATTTATTGCATGGCATCATCTGCGCTGGCACGGCTCAAAAAAGCGGCCAATCTTCAGCCAATCAAGCGCGTCGTAACACTCAACGATGGATCTACGTTTGAGTTTTACGCTACGGCGTTGACCATGGCAGAACGCGAGCGTGCACAAAAGATGCCCGGTGGCGATGATCCCAATGGCTTTGCGTTGAATCTGCTGGTAACCAAAGCAGCCGACGATGCCGGCCAGCGGTTGTTTCAAGCTGGCGAGATTGCAGAGCTTAAGAATGACGTGCTTGATAGCGACCTGCAAGCCATGATGCTTGCCATCATCACCAATCCAGAGGAAGGCAAAGAACTGGACATGAAAAGCACTGAAAAAGGAGCTAAGTAAAGACAACCTGCTGCTGCTGCAACTTGGGGTTGCAAAAGAACTTGGATATAGCCTGGCGCGATTAAACCAAGAGGTAACGCTTGAAGAGTTGCTGATATGGTCTAGTTATTTTGAGCTGCAGAACGAAGAACAGGATCGTAGAATGAAGCAAAGCCGTAGGTAAGTCGTGTCGGTTGTCGCCAACGTTGCCATTAACGTCGACAGCCGCAACGCGGTTAGCAAACTGCGCGAGGTGCAGTCGCAGTCGCAGCAAACAGAGCGTGCAATAGGCAACCTTGGTGGCGCAATAGGTAAGCTTGCGGCTGCGTTTTCTCTTATTCAAGCCGCCAAGTTTGTTTTTGTCAGCACGGCTGAAATTGAAACACAAACACGCAGCCTTCAGGTTTTAACAGGTAGCGCGGAAAAAGCTGGGCAGATTATCAAAGATCTGCAGCAGCTTGGCGCTGTAACGCCTTTTACTAGTTCAGAGCTGATTGATTCAGCCAAGAGATTGCAGGCGTTTGGAGTTGAAACAAACAAGGTCGTTGAAACAACGCGCAGGCTTGCTGATGTCAGCGGCGCAACCGGCGCTGAGCTTCAAGGCTTGGTCACTGCTTACGGGCAAGTGCAGGCCAAAGGCAGGTTACAAGGTGAAGAACTACTGCAGTTTCAAGAGCGTGGTGTTGCGCTGCAGCAGGTATTGCGTGAAGAGTACAACCTAAGTGGAGAAGAATTTCAGGATGCACTAGAGAAAGGTCGGATCAGCGCAGAGGCGGTTGAATATGCGATCCAAAAACTTACAGCTGCTGGCGGCAAATACGCAGATGGCGCAGTAGCCCAAAGCGATACCTTGGCGGGCCGCTTAAGCACACTGCAGGACGCCGTACAGAACCTTGCATCCCGCTTGGGTTCAATCCTTGCACCTGCAATGCAAAGCATTTTGGGGCTCGCCATTGATATTGCTAATCAAGTTAATAACGTCTTTGAGACGATCTTGCTGCAGCGTCAACTAGGTGCAAATCTATCTGGGCAACAACGCAGTAAGTTATTCCAGCAGGCTGAAAGCGAGGCGCTAAAGATAACAAAAGGAAGATTTGGTGCTGACATTTTTGGCAGACCTAAAAACCAAGCTGATTTTACGAATTTGCGGGAAGAACGATTCCGCGACCTGATGCGCACTTATGGCTATCAGCAAGGAATCCTCAAGCCACCTACTGCAACGCCTCCCGCAGCAGCCGCAACGTTGCCAGGGCTGATGGCTGCAACTGGCGGCAAAGGTCGCAAGGGCAAGTCAGACGCAGAAAAAGCGGCCGAAAAGGCGGCGCGTGAAGCAGAAAAGCTACGCCAAGAACTTGAACGGTCACTAGAAGTTGGAGATCAACTTGGCACTCAATTTAGTCGCCAAGCAGCGTTGCTGTTTGAGGGATCAGAAATTGAACGCAAGCGCCTGCAAATTCAATTTGATTTCCAAGACCGCGCCAAGCAAATTGCAGAGCTGAAAAATGCTGAGCAGCGTACCAACCTGAATCAGCTCAACGCCGAAATCCAGCGACTTGAGATCATTCAACTACAAACGGAAGAACTGAAAAAGCAAGCAGAAGAAGCTGAGAAGCTCTTTAAGCAAGCGATGGAAGGCGCAGAGTTTGGCGCAGCAGGCCAAGGCACTGTTGTATCTGGCTTGAGTGATGCAATAGCCAAACTCAAGGAAGACCTAAATCCAATCAAACTGCAGATTGACGCGATCGTTAACGGCGCCAATGCAATCGGCAGTGCTTTTGGCCAGGCATTCCAAGATGTGGCAACAGGTGCTAAGTCAACGCAAGAAGCGCTAGCAGATGCGTTTGAGAGTATCGGCAAGGCATTTATCAGCATGGCCGCCGAGATCATCGCCAAGCAGA